GCGGCAAGCGGGTGGAGAGCTGCAAACTGCGGTTTGGGGCGACTGCTGAGTTGCCGTTCGGCTCCTTCCCCGGCGCCGGCCTGACCCAGTGATGAAGCTGACCGACACGCTCAAGGCCGACATCCTGGTGCACGCGCAGGCCGAAGATCCCCGCGAGTGCTGCGGCTTGATCCATGTGGTCAAAGGCCGGCGCCGCTACTATCCCTGCCGCAACATCGCCGCTACGCCTGACGAGCATTTCATCCTTGACCCAGCGGACTACGCAGCAGCCGAGGATCTGGGCGAGATCGTGGCCGTGGTGCATAGCCATCCGGTGACGCAGCCAGTCCCATCAGCAGCGGATCAGATCGGCTGCAACAACAGCGGCCTGACGTGGGTGATCGTCAACCCCAAGACCGAAGCCTGGGGCGACTGCGAGCCTGCGGCGTTTGAGCTGCCCTACGTCGGCCGGGAGTTCGTGTTTGGCGTGGTGGACTGCTACTCGCTGGTGCGGGACTGGTATCACCGCGAGTGGGGCTTGACGCTGGCGGACTTCGACCGGCGTGATCGGTTCTGGGAACGGGGTGAGAACCTGTACCTCGACAGCTACCGCTCGCAGGGCTTCCGGCAGGTGCCGTTCGAGGAGCTGCAGTACGGCGACGCGATCTTGATGCAACTATCGGCAAGCCTGCCCAACCACGCGGCGATCTACCTGGGTGATCAGCAAATCCTGCATCATGTACAGGGGCGATTGAGTAGCCGCGACGTGTATGGCGGTTACTATGTCAAGAGCACTGCCATGGTCTTGCGGCATGAAAGTCGTTAAGGTCTACGGCGCACTTCGCAAGCGACTCGGACAGTGCCGGTTCGAGTTCGAGGTAGACACGCCTGCGCAGGCGATCAAAGCGTTGTGCGTCAACTTCCCTGGGCTGGAGCGCTGGCTGATCGACTCTGAGCAGACCGGAATGGGCTTCCGCGTCACCGTCGGCAAGGAACGCATCACACAAGAGGATGCCAGCGTGGCTGTGCTGCCATGGTCCGAACGGGACGTGTTCAGCATTGCGCCGGTGGTGGCTGGTGCTGGGCAGGGCTTCGGGCAGGTGCTGGCTGGCATTGGCCTGGTTGCGTTGGCAATTATTGCCGGTCCTGCGGCTGGCGGCTTCCTTGGATTGGGTGCCGGTCTAGGCGGCGCTGGTGCAGGCTTGATCGGGGGCACTGCTGCTGTTGCCCTTGGCGGCATCGGCGCCAGTTTGGTCCTTGGTGGTATTGCGCAGATGCTGTCCCCGCAACCCGACATCTCAGCACTGCAACGCGGCAAGGAAGCCGCCCGACTGGAGTCATTCAGCTTCAGCGGGATTGTCAACACCAGCCAGCAGGGGATGCCGGTGCCGATCGTTTACGGCCGCGCTTTCGTTGGCTCGGCTGTCCTGTCTAGCGGCCTTGACGTGGCACAACTGAAATGACGCAGCTCCAAGGTTCCGGTGGCGGCGGTGGTGGCGGTGGATGCTTCCTGGGGCACACGTTGGTGCGCACGCCTGACGGGCAGCGTCGCATCGATGAGCTGCAGGCTGGCGATCAAGTCCTGAGCTTCGATGACAAGGGCACGCTGCACGAGGCGACGATCCTGAAGGTGCATGAGCACCTGAACGAACGCGTCTATCGCTATCAGCTTTGGGGCGGCGCGTCACTGGATGCAACCCCGAATCACTGGGTGCTGAACCAGTTCAATGCCTTTGTTGCGATCGGCACCCTTGGCGCTGATGACTGCTTGGTGGACGAGAACAATCACCTGCGTCCCATCGTTGGCCGTGAAGAGTTACCTGCTGGCACGGTCTACAACCTGACTGTCGAGGGGCACCACACCTTCATCGCTGGCGGTATCCGCGTTCACAATGCCGGCCTCGGCGTGCTGCAAGGCGCAGGTGGCGGCGGCGGTGGCAAAGGTGGCGGTGGCACAACCCACGTCCCATCAGAGGCTGATGACAGCCTGCAATCAGTCCAATTTGCCAGTGTCCTTGACCTGATCAGCGAGGGCGAGATCCAAGGCATCGAGAATGGGGTGCAGGGCATCTACCTGGATGGGACGCCAGTCCAGAGCAGCAGCGGGATTGACAACTTCACCGGTTACACCGTCGTCACACGCACCGGCACGCAGGCGCAAAGCTACATCGCCAACACCAACGGCATCGAGTCTGAAAAGGCTGTCAACGTCGAGATCACCGCTGCTGCATCCGTCACGCGGCAGATCACCGACTCAGATGTGGACCGCGCCCGCATCACCGTCCAGGTGCCAGCACTGCAGATCATCGAGGATGACGGCGACATCATCGGCCATAGCGTCAGCATCCGTTGCAGGGTGCAGTACAACGGCGGCGGCTACACGACCGTCTTCGAGGACACGATCAGCGGCAAGACAACCAACGCTTACCAGCGCGATTACATCATCGCCCTGAGTGGTGCGTTCCCGGTTGACATCAGGTTGGAGCGCATCAGCGCTGATGAGACCAGCGCCCGCCGGCAGAACCGCACCTTCTGGTTCAGTTACACCGAGATCATCGACGAGAAGTTCAGGTATCCCAACAGCGCACTGGCGTTCCTGCGTTTTGACAGCCGCCAGTTCAAAGGCATCCCAGCCCGCAAGTATCTGGTGCGTGGCATCAAGGTGCAACTGCCGAGCAACGCCACGGTTGACACGACCACCTACCTCGGCCGCGTCACCTACAGCGGCGTCTGGGATGGCACCTTCGGCGCTGCTACCTGGACCAACGACCCGGCCTGGTGCCTATGGGATCTGCTGACCAACACCCGCTATGGCGCCAGCATCCCGGCCAGCAGCTTGGACCGGTATGACTTCTACGCGATCAGCCAATACTGCAACGCGCTGGTCAGCAACGGTCGCGGCGGGCAGGAGCCACGGTTCAGTTGCAACATGCTGATCAACAGCAGGGACGAGGTCTACAACGTCATTCAGGAGTTCGTTGCGCTGTTCCGTGGCATCGCCTACTACGGCGCCGGCGCCATGGTGGTGCTGCAGGACAAGCCATCTGATCCGCAGTATCTGCTGACTCCCGCCAACGTGGTCGATGGGCTGTTCAACTACAGCGGCTCATCGCAGAAGGCGCGGCACACCACAGCAACCGTCGCTTACCAGGATTACGACAACCTGGGCGAGGTGTCCTACGAGTACGTCGAGGATGCGTCAGCCGTCGCCAAGTACGGCATCATCAACAAGGACATCAAGGCAGTCGGCTGCTACTCGCAAGGCCAAGCGCATCGTGCTGGTAAGTGGGCACTGTTGTCAGAGCAGAACCTGACCGAGACCGTCACCTTCTCAGTGTCGATTGACTCGGGCATCGTGCTACGCCCTGGCATGGTGATCGACGTGGCCGATCCGGTCAAGGCTGGCAGCAGACGCGGTGGTCGCATCGCAGCAGCAACAACCACGACCGTCACGCTGGACGACGCCACCGGCATCACGCTGGGCACCTCGCCCACAATCAGTGTCCTGCTGCCCACCGGCTTGGTCGAAACCCGTAGCGTTAGCACTCTGGCTGCTGGCGTGGTCACGGTCACGAGCGCGTTTAGCGAAGCGCCCAACGCCCAAAGCATCTGGGTCATGGAGAACACCAGCCTGCAGACGCAGCAGTTCCGTGTTGTCAGCGTGGCCGAGGCTGAGGATGGCATCTACGGCGTGACGGCGCTGGCCTACAACAGCAGCATCTACGCTGCGATTGAGTCAGACATCAAGCTGCAGACGCGGGACATCTCCAATTTGTCCGCACTGCCTGAGTCGCCCACCGGCCTGACTGGCACGGAGCACCTCTACACCGATGGCCAGAACGTCCGCACCGCCTTTGAGCTGAGCTGGGTGCCGCCCACGCAACTGGTGCAGTCCTACCGGGTGATCTATCGACTCGGCAATAACAACTTCTCGCAGATCGACACCAACAGCCCCAGCACCCGCATCGAGGGCTTGGACGCTGGCACGCTGCAGGTCCGGGTGCAGTCGATCAACAGCCTCGGCGGCGTCAGCAACCCGGCAACGGCGACCTTCAACCTGATCGGCAAGACCGAGCCGCCTGGCAACGTCCAGAACCTGACCATCGAGCCGATCAGTGCCAACAGCGCCCGCCTGCGCTGGGATGCCACGGTTGACCTGGACGTGCGCGTTGCTGGCCGTGTCCACATCCGCCACACCAACCTGACTGATGGCACCGGCACCTGGAGCAACAGCGTTGACCTGATTCCTGCAGTCGCTGGCTACAGCACCGAGGCGATCGTGCCACTGGTGGAGGGTCAGATCCTGGTCAAGTTCGAGGATGACGGAGAGCGTCAGAGCCCAACTGAAGCGAGCGTGATCGTTGACTTCCCGGATGCGCTCGGCAACCTGCTGGTGCAAAGCCGCCGTGAAGATGCTGACACGCCGCCGTATCAGGGCAGCAAGACCAACGTCTTTTACAGCGAAGAGTTCGACGCGCTGGTGCTTGACGGTGACGCGCTGTTGGACGCCATCGCTGACTTTGACCTGATCAGCAGCATGGACTACCTCGGCGCCGTGCAGCCGCTGGGGACCTACGAGTTCCTCAACACGCTCGACTTGGGCGCATCCTATGCCCTTGACCTGAGCCGCTTCTTTGTCACTGCTGGCTTCTTCCCGAACGATCTGGTGGATAGCCGCACCGCATTGGTGGATGACTGGGCAGATTGGGACGGCGGCATTATCGATCAGGTCAATGCCAAGCTGTACCTGCGCCGCACGCCTGACAACCCAAGCAGCTCGCCCACATGGTCCGGCTGGCAGGAGTTCGTCAACGGCACCTTCTTGGGGCGCGGCTTCCAGTTCAAGGCAGAGCTGATCAGCAACAACACAGCGCAGAACATCCTGATCGACCAGCTCGGCTACGAGGCCACCTTCCAGCGCAGGACTGAGCAGTCGGTTGGGGCGGTTCC